CTGAACGAGACAGAGCAGCGTGCAGTCGCTGATGGATATGCTGCTGAGTTTGGAGGTGAGTGATGGAAAACAACCGACAAAATCGAATCAAGCTATTCAACGCGGTTTATGAATCCATGAGTGAGGCTGACATCAAGCTGAACTTGATGGAGGAATTCCTGGAAGCGTGGAGAAAAAGCCCGGACGTGTTCAAGGCAGACATACAAGCCATGCGGCGAAGGTGTAGCCCAATCCTTGAAAAGCACGGCATACCACTCAGTGATGACGAAGGAGGTGAGTGATGGATTGGCTCAAGTCAACAGGAAAGAAGATGCGTCCGGCTAAACCTTACAAGGGTAAGTGCTACGACTGCGGCGACCCAGCGCCCTTCCGATTGGGTCAGTGCGATGATTGCCACAGAAGAGCGCGTAAAGCACTTGAACCTATGTGGCCCAAGCAGGATGGTGAGTGATGAACATCTTCGTCCTTGACCGTTCACCCGGCATCGCAGCACGCATGCAGTGTGACCGGCACGTCGTCAAGATGACCCTGGAGAGCGCACAGATGCTCGCCACGGCTGTCAACGAGTTGGGTGGGCAGACCCCTTACAAGTCTGCTCACCTCAACCACCCATGCTCTGTGTGGGCCCGTGAGACCCTCGGCAACTTCATCTGGCTCTATGACCACGGCATGGCCCTCGCGAAGGAGTACACGCGCCGCTACGGCAAGGTACACAAGTCCGAGGCTGTCATCCAAGAGTGCATGGACCAGTGCCGAGACCTGTCTCTGTACAACCTCAAGCGCACGCCTCACCCACTGTGCATGCCTGACGAGTACAAGACTGACGATGCCGTCGAATCGTATCGGCGGTTCTACATCGGAGAGAAGGCCAGCTTCGCCCGGTGGAACAAGACAACCGAGCCGCCGCCCTGGTGGCCACAAACACCTTCCCCTTGACACCGACACCAGAGTAGAGTACTTTGCTGTCAGACCTCCCTCACCCCGCAAACAAACAGGAGCACAACATGCCATCACTTCCACGAGACGCCATACTGGTTGGAGTCCAACTACTTCGAGAGATTGTAGACGAGGAGACTGACGAGCTTCTCGAAGAGCACATCATCGAGGTGACTGGTCACTTCTTCCCCGCAGAGGCGGACCTTGGCGACCACATCGAGGTTGTCGAGGCTGTACGCACCTTCCCCGGCCCGAAGACCGAGGTGGAGCTTACAGACGACGAGGTTGACTCACTGGTTGACCTATTGGAAGAGCAGTGGGGGACATAATATGTCCTCCCCTCTTTCCCCTCAACGGCATACTTTACAAACACAGGAGAACTGAAATGAATGAATCTCGCTTCATTGAATACCCAAATGCATGGTGTCCACTGACGGACCCGCACCGCGCCTTGCAAGAGGCCATCATCACTCTGGGCTTTGCCAAGGACGCCATCGAGAGGGCGGAGGCTGAGCCTAGAGACGAGTGGCGCGCAGCGATTGCTGTGTCGGCACTCAAGTGGATTGTGGAGAGGCTGGACTCGAACTTCACTGAGGACTTCGAGGCTCGGTGCAGCAGGACCCAGGAGGCTTTCGACATCGTCCGGGCCGGCATCGCAGTGCGAGAGGCAACCAAGAACATCAAACAACAACCAACAGTAGTGATGGTTGAGGAGTACGACGAAGAACCCAAGAGCATGTCACAACAAATCGTGCATGCCCAAAACATCAAAACAAACGAGCAGTAAAGTGAAAGCTTACACAATCAGAATCGAAGCCCTTGTTATCGCCGACTCCATCATCGAGTCATCAACCCCTGAGCAAGTACTGGACATGCTCATCGACAACACCGATACGATGACTGCTACCATCGTGCCGATGGTGTGCGGTGATGCAAAGGTGGCTGAGCCTGCGCCTCGCAGGTCAATCGTCAGCGAGCCTCAGACCATCCACATCCCATTGGATTTGCCGAGCGAGTCTCTTGAGCAAGGCAAGAAGCTCATCTCAACCAACCGCTCCTGGGCACAGCCGAAGCCAAATGGCGTCACGGAGTTCTTCGACTCCAGCACTGGAGAGTTGTTTCAAACATCGAAGCAGTGGCGATTCCGCCAGTCCACGGGCTGCCCGGAGTTCAAGTACACCAGCCACGACTACGTGGGCTACTGCATGCGTCGTCCGATTGGAACCTACGAGTCCTCGGACATCAAGAGCCATGTGTACCTGACTCGCTCTGAGGCAACCCAAGCCCGTGAGCACATCTACAGCGGACGCAAAATGCGCCAGCAACTGAAGGGAGGTGAGTGATGAGCATTAGCATCAAAGACGCAGAGAGCGGGAAGCTGCACCCATCGGAGTGGCTACCTGAAATGTATGAAATGCTTACAGACGCTATCGGTAAGACAGAATCTGAAATCAATAGAATTGCGCGGTGGAGCTTTCGCGGACCAGATGGTCCTATCTATTGGCATCCTGGCCGACTAAAGATGGCAATCCATACATGGAAGCTTGCGAATGTACCGATGCACTGCCCATTCCCGAAATGCAAAGGCAAGCCTACACAAGTTCAGGCTGCCTTCGCTGCCGGGAGAATACCAAACCCTCTGACTGGTGGTCAGTTTGATGACGACTGGAATGAGTATGGAGAAAGCAAGTACGCCTGCCCTGAATGCGGTGAGTCGTTGAAGTATTGCATGTCATTGTTTGGGGGTAGCCATTTCTGGCAATGGGCTGGAGAAGAGGGAGGTGAGTGATGGACCTTATAGATTCAGATACGGCAGGGTTGTCGTGGTACGAGTTGTGCGTCCTGAACACTGCTATACGGAGAATGAGGACCAGAGCGCGTAAAGATTACGAGCGCAGCAAGGACAAGTGGGGCGAAGATATTCGCGAAATATATTCGCAGCGTACAGAGACAAAGCTGGCATTGCTGGATTCAATAGCAGCAACTCTGAAGCATTTTGATAAGCAACTCAGACGGCACTACGGATTGGATACCGTCGAAGCCTTCCATATGGAAGAGTCTCAGAAGCTACGCGCAGACAAGGTCGTAGTGCTTTCAATAAGCAAAGGAGGTGAGTGATGGACCTGAGTGACGCACGCTTCCACCGTAAGGTCATTCCCTGGGCGAAGCTGGAGGCCGAGGGGGTCGAGGCACGCAAGGTGATGAAGGAAGCACAGAAGCAGAGAATGTGGATTCTGGCCCGCAAAGCCGAGCACCGATGGGTGAATCAAAAGCTCAAAGAGTCTCGGTCTCAATAAACAAAACACACTTGACAGACATGGGGCTACCCCTTAATCTGTCCTGACCATACAGGAGAATGTAATGGCTGACAACGTAACAACGCTACGAAAGGCACGGAAGACAAACAAGAAGCGAGAGTGGGAATGGCCCTCTTTCATCGAGGCTTGGCAAACATCCAACTCATACGATGAGGTACTGGAGAAGCTGAACTTCGAGAACACTCCTCAAGAGCGTAGCTTCATTGGCGTCAAGGCTTCTTACGCACGCAAGAAGGGCGTGCCACTCAAGAAGCTGCAACGTAAGTCTCGCAACTCGACGATTGACTGGGAAGGCCTCGCCGACCTCGCAAAGTCTAAGAACAGTGGATGAAGGTCTAACTCTTATACACACCATATCCAGGCTCTACTTCTTGTGGTTGATGTACATCATCAACAAGGAAGCTGACACACTTGGCAAGCAGTGGTGCCTGAAAAGACTGGAGGCAGTCAATGTCAAACATCGAGGAGGCTGAGGGATCCTACAAGGTCTACTTGGCAATCAAAAGCGACAATAAACTCAACGACAAGTTCAGTTGTACAAGGGACGGCGTCCAGTACTACAAGGGTAAGAAGATGACTGAGCCTGACTTCTCTGAAGTCTCGGTCTACTTGGCCCAGAAGTACCGTGTCGTATCATCCAAGGAGGAACTCAAGTCCGGCATCATGGCAGCGTCTAAGAAGATTGAGCCTCAGCTTATCTACGGGACGAACCTGCCGGATGAGTTCAGGGACAAGGTGAGGGAGTACCTAGAGATGAACCCACCGTCATACAGACGGTACGACATCACCACGGATGCAGTCGCTGAGTTCGTAGACCCAGAAGGCTGGGAAGAGCAGCAAAGGCTTACCGAGATGAAGGTAGCAAAGGCCCTAAAAGAGCAAGGGCTTCAGAAGGTACGTGTGACGTACAAAGGAGAGAGAAAGATGCGTTGGTTCCCGATTGACGGGGCCTAAACAACAACCCAGGAGAGTCTTGTGGAACTTACATCACAAGAAATCATCGCCATCACAAAGGCGATCAACCCGAAGGCCGTCTCGCTTGCTAAGCGGGACATCGACAATAACTCTGAGATTGACGTGAACCTCACCGTCAAGATTGCTGGCAAGCTCAAGCGTGGAGCAAAGTCTAAGCCAGTCAAGGCAACCTCCTCGATTCCGTGGAAGGTGGCTTTGGCCCTCTTTGCGAAGCGCTCTGGGTTCACCAGGGAGCAAACAGCCAAGGTGCTGCTCGACGCAGTCACCTTCGCCCTCGACGCCGAGAAGGACAAGGAGAAGCAACTCCTTGAAGAGATGGGTGTCGGAGATGCTCTGGCGATGCTTGACCGAGAGGTCTTCGACAAGCTGCCTAAGAAGGCTCGTGATGGCAACATCACCTTCCAGGCGGACACGGTCGAAGCGATTCGTGAACTCACATTGGTGGCTGACGAAGATGCTCCTACCCTTGGGGAAGGGGAAGAGGCAGCGAAGTGAGCCACCGGGGCCGCCGTTAAGCGGGGCGGCGGCCCCACCTTTTAGACCAGTCATTCAGTCTGTTTTTTACTTTGACAGACTGGGTGTCCTGGACCCGAGCAGGAAGGCATGTCGGGGGTCGAATAGATGCCTTACTTTTTATTATGCAAGCAGAAGACAACAACGACGACTACGAGCGTATTGATACGTTCTACCTTGTGCAGCAGATGACTGAGTGCATGGGTGGCAATCAAAGAGGCAATCACAGCAGGATCTCTGAGATCTACGGCACAAGCCGTTCTCGACTCCGAAGCATCCTGAAGCGAGAAGCCAAAGCCCCCACGCTGGACACCGTCATGTGCTGGATCAACAGAGTCTACCGCCGCACCGGCATGAAGGTTGTGTTGACGATTACCCCGGATCTACGTCTGCATTTCAGCATTGTAGATCAGAAGCTCGGTCGTATCGATGGTATGACCGTCTCATCTAAAAACGATTTGTAGGAGGTCGTAAGACAGACTACAGAGCAAAGCCCTTTGGGGATTGATCCCCCCAAAAGTTGGGCTCCTGACTGAGCCCACCGGGTTTCCGGTGGTGCTCTCTCAGGACCCCGTCAGGAGTTCAAATGTGGATACAAAATTGCAAGAACGCACGCATTACTACAATCGCGTCCGATCTTCAGTACAGCCGAGGTAACGGTAGTTCGATCTACCCCTGCCCGTCATGCGGCCTGCTGGAGCGTGGGTCCAGGGACAAGAAGCGAGGACCAGTCGGCTTCACTCGCAGCGAGATCGCGTGGAAGTGCCACGCCTGTGGAGCCAAGGGTGACGTTGTAGACTTCGTCGCTCAGCACTTCTTTCAGCAGCCTGTGCGTAATCTCAGCAAAGAGCAGACGGCGTCTGTGCGGGACTGGTTCGCTGAGAAGGGCTACTGCACTCCATCAGGCGTACCGTCTCACATTCAGCCCGACATCAAGAAGATGCCGACTATGAGGCCAGCGCCCACAGCGGGATACCTCAGGCCACCAGAGGATGAGCTTCATGACTTGTGGGCCAACACGCTTACTGTCGAGGCAGCCATGGAGCAGCCTGTCCGATACGCCGATCAACTGACTCGGTGGTTTATCAACAGGCGATTCGCCCCCAAGATCATGGACATGACGGACAGTATCCGCATCATGCCTCTGCCGAACGACTACAAGTACCCGGGGTGGTTCCCGCACCAGTGGGGCGGCATCTACCGTGTCGCAGCCCCATGCTTCGAGCCAGACGGGACGTTCGCCAGCATTCACTGTCGCAGCGTCAGCTTTGCCAAGGGACGACAGCCATCGGGATCTAAGACTCGCTGGCCGACTGGGTACGAGGCCGGTGGATTGCTGATGGCGAACCCTGGCGCACGAAAGCTCATGCGAAGCAAGTCAATCGATGATCTCGAAGGCTTGTTGATCTGTGAGGGCATTACCGACTACATGAGAGCCTGCGAGCAAGCACATCGTGAGAGTATGAACCTCGCGATCGTAGCTGGAACGTCCGGTAGCTACAAAGCGCTTGCTAAGATGGACATCCCCACTGACCTAAAGGTTTTCATAGCAACAGATTCAGATGACTCCGGCGATGACTATGCGGTAGAAATCTGCGATCACCTTCCCCAACACACACTGTACCGCGTACCCCTGGAGTCCAACGATGGCTGACCTTGATGAAGTGCTCGCCGCTGGAGAGCGACGACTTGCTGACTTGCTGAGCGCTGCTGAATCTGATCACTGCATCAATGAGCCGAATCAACCCCAACAAGAGGTGGAGCTTCCTGAGAACGTCGGAGACATCAATGTCACCAACATGCTCGACCAATACATGGACCGGGAAGGCAACCCCAGCGGACGGCCCCGTAAGAACAAGAACAACCTGTACATCATCCTTCGACGGGACCGCAGATGGCGTGGTCGAGTCTGGTTGAACGAGTTCACCAATGTTCTCAAGATCGACGACCGTGACTACAGGGACACTGATGACACGCGCATCGCTCTGTGGGTCTCTCGTGCATACGGGCTGGAGTACGGTAACGAAGCCATAAGCTCGACGGTCCAATTGATCGGAGAGGAGAACAAGCGCAACCCCCTCACTGAGTGGCTGGACAGCATCGAGTGGGACGGTGTGCCTCGACTCGCGTCTTGGATCGTGGAGGCGACCGACTGCCTGGACACCAAGCTGAACAAGAAGATGGCGGAGAAGTGGCTGATTCAGGCGATTGCGAGAGCCTACAGCCCAGGCTGCAAGGCTGACTGTGTGCTCATCCTCGCGGGCGAGCAGGGCGCTGGTAAGAGCACTCTGTTCCGCACGCTGGCCACTGACGAGTACTTCGCGGATACGCCGCTCGACATCGGCTCTGCAAACTCGTACAGCCAGATTGCTCGCGCCTGGATCTACGAGGTCGCGGAATTGGACTCAGTACGACGTTCCGCTAACAGTGCGACCAAGGCTTTCCTCAGTGCCCAGGAAGACAACTTCCGGCCAGCCTACGGGCGTCACGCGATCACCCTGAAGCGTCACGTTGTCTTTGCCGGTACGACTAATGAGTCTCAGTTCATCAATGACATGACGGGGTCGCGCCGGTACTGGCCCATCAAGGTGAGCGAGATCAACCTACACTGGGTCAGAGAGAACCGCGACCAACTGTGGGCCGAGGCCATCGTCGCATTCAAGAACGGTGAGACATGGTATCTGGACAAGGAAGCTGATGAAGATCGTCACAACTCCAGCTTGATCTACCGCCAGGACGACCCCTGGGCTGAGCCCATCTCGGACTACCTTATGATTCAACGAGGCCCGGTAACGATGAACCTCATCATGGAGGAGGGTTTGCAGATCGACCGTGGACGCATGAGCCGTAGAGACGAGTTGCGTATTGCTGAGATACTGAGAGAGTTGGGATACGAAAAGAAGAGAATGAGAATAGGTGGTAAAAAGAAATACGTATGGTCAAAAAATGAAGTACTTAAATTAAGTAATAAGGAAGCATAATGAGTAAAGTAGCAATGGGTGGCGGGGTATTCCTCGCGCCTGGATATCAAAATGAAGAGTCAGTGCTGAGCAGATTTCAGATCCGTAATCCTGAGTACGACATGGCGATGGGCATGAGGAAGAACGGCAAGTACGTGCCTATCCCTGACAAGCACATCAATGCATGTCACCGCATTCCTCTCGATCACCCATGGGGTGGAGGTCTCGCCGTGCCGCGCAAGGCAGCATCGCAGATGAACCTGGGCAACATCATCGACGTGAGGACCGCACCAGACGCCCGTCTGTTGACCCTATCGAAGGGCTTCTCGCTTCGAGACTACCAGCAGAGCGCACTTAATGCGTGGCTCAAGAACAAAGGTGAGGGTGTAATCGTCGCCCCCTGCGGTGCCGGTAAGACAGCCATCGGCGTCTCAGCGATGACCAAGTTCAACACCAAGGCGCTGGTCTTGGTTCATACCAACGACCTGGCAGTGCAGTGGATGAATCGCATTCGGTCAATGCTCAACGAGGAGGCAACCCAGTATGGCGCGGGTAAGAAGGATGACTCTGGACGGATTGTCGTCGCGACTTTCCAGACTCTTGAACGAATGTCATTTACAGAGCGCTACCAGTTCGGGCGTCAGTTCGGACTGTGTATCGTTGATGAAGCACACCACGTTCCAGCGCACACGTTTTGCTCTGTCATGTTCTGCATGCCAGCGAGACACCGACTCGGATTGACGGCCACACCAGAGCGACCGGATGGGCTGACATCGATTCTGTGGTGGCACTTCGGGCAGCCGGTGTACGAGATCACCAACGCTCAGTTGACTGCATCTGGGCACGTTGTCGCGCCAACAATCGAGTGGCTATTCACTGACTACAGTGGTCCGCCTAATCGAGTCGATTGGTCGAAGCTGATTACTAAGATGACCACGGATGATGATCGCAACGAGAAGATCATCAATCGCGTTGTGAAGGCTTGCAACAATGGCCGACAGATCCTTGTGCTCTCCGATCGTGTGGATCACTGCATGAAGATCGCCAGGGTTCTGCAATCACATTCGATTGTCGCAGAGCCACTCGTAGGAAAGATGACTAAGAAACAAAGAGCAGAGGTTTTAGAACGTGCAGATAACAGAGAGATTCAAGTCGTATGTGCCACAACGGTCGCAGATGAGGGCCTTGATCTTCCATCACTCGACACTGTTGTACTCACAACTCCGACGAAAGCTATGGGCCGAATACAGCAAAGGATCGGTCGCGTCATGCGACCCCACCCACAGAAGCAAGATCCGATTGTTATTGATTGCATCGACGATAGCGGAGCAATGCATGGACTCGCTCGGAAGCGTCAAAAGCTCTACACTAAGCTCGGGTGCTCCTAAAATGATTGATGTATTGAAGAGACTTCCTGAGGGCTGGTACATGGTCGATACTGGCGACGGCTACGTCATCAGAGACGAGGAAGATGAGTTCGTCTGCGAAGCCGAAAGTGCTGAAGAGCTACACGACATCCTGAACAACGAGTTTGAACTTGCACAGCTTTACGCCAGCATGATGTATGTACTCAAGACATCGAAGGCTGCTGAGGCCTAGCGTCTTGCACTCGTAAGGCCAGCCCACTCACGCACGGTCACTTTCTTCTTGGTGAAGTCTTCGATGGCGATAGCCAAGCGCAAAGACGGAATCGATCGACCCGACTCCAGGTCACGCAAGTAGGGCACCGATACGCTCAGGCCTTGTGGCCTGAGTGTCTCGTTGATCCATTTGCAGAAGCCAAATCGGCTGTAAAAAGCAGGCTGGCTCTCACGGAATGATCGTATGTCCATAAAAAAATCCAGTCAGAAATTGTCCGGGTGAGGTGATGTTATTACCATCACGCCGTGATACAGTAAAGTCAAACACAGGAACCAGCCAGTATGAATGAAAACCTACCCACAATCGGGAGCAGCAGCATCGGGGCCATCCTCGGCCTGTCTCCCTGGAGCAGCCCATGGGATGTATGGGCACGAGCCCACGGTCTGACTGAAAGCTCCTCGTCCGCAGCTACGCAACGAGGTCACATCCTTGAGCCAGCCATTGGTGCCCACTATGCCCACCTAAACAACGTCCAGATCGAGAAGGGACCAGAGTACGAGGCCGCTCCAATCATCGGGCCAGAGGAGTGGATGCATGCGCGCCCAGACTTTTTTGTAAAGTCGGAGGACGCTCGCTGGCTGCTTGAGATCAAGTCGACGCGCAAGTTCGACCACAGGTGGGAGGGCGTGCCACCATACTACCTGACCCAGTGTATCTGGCAGATGGCCGTGACGGATGATGAGCGATGTGACCTTGCGGCCTTCGCAACGATGAACGATGAATACCGATCCTTCAAGATTTACCGTGATGCATCAGTCGAATCTAAGATGATTGACTATGTCAGGGACTGGTATGACCGTCACATTCGAGAGGGTAAGCCCCCAGAGGTGGACGGCTCCACCGCATGCTCCAGATCCCTGGCTAAGCTATTCGAGCAAGAGTCGAAGGAGTTCATCGAGCCCTCCGAGGCTCACCTTGACTTGGCCATGGAACTCAAGGAGGTCCGCCGCATGAGCGCCGAGTTAGACGAAAAGAAGCGGATGCTTGAGAACAAAATAAAAGAGGAAATCGGCACCGCATATGGTATCAGTGGTGTAGCTACGTGGTCTCAGAGCAAGCCACGTAGTCGATTCGATCGGACCTCATTCGAGGCTGATCACCCAGACCTCGCCAAGAACTACGTTAAGGTTGGCGAGCCAACGCGAACATTCAGGTTCTCATTCACAGGAGAGAAAAAATGAGCACAGCAATCCACCCAGCACATCACTTCAGGAACGTCGTAGAGTCAAAGGCCTCTGACTTCCTCCAGGCAATGGCAGGTACGGAAGAAGGGGCAAAGGCAGCAGGCCGTGTAGCCCTGGCATTCCGTCAGGCTGCCCAGACCAATGACCGTCTATACGGGTGTGACCCCGCATCAGTAGCCCAGGCTGTCGCCCTCTCAGCGATGACAGGCCTTATGCCTGGTGGGCCGCTACCAGATGTCTACCTGCTTCCACGAGGCAAGAGCCTACAGTGGCAGGTATCTCACCGAGGGTTCTCAAAGCTCGCCGCTCGAAGCGGTGTGCGCCTCCGCACCAAGGCGGTGTTCGAGAGCGACACGTTCCACGTCATTGAAGGGACGGAGCCGAAGCTGGAGCACGTTCCTGATCTCTCGGCAGAGCAGTCCTGGGACACCCTGGTGGCGGTCTATGTCGTCGCTCACTACAAGGACGGCAGCAAGGACTTCGTCGTTATCCGCAAGGCCGACATCGAGAAGCGTCGGGCAAACTCGGACTCGTACAAGCGCAATAAGAACCAGTCTCCGTGGGGTCAGTGGCCCATCGAGATGGCGCTCAAGACCGGGCTTCGGTATGCGTTTGCTCGCGGCATCGTCACCATGGACGACACCACCACAAGCGCTTACGAGCACGACGGAATTCAGGATGCACCGGCTGAGGATCTCAACGTGGTAGACATGAACGAGGTTCCAGAAGTCAACACCATGAACGTTTTGTCTGAGCAGCTTGATGAGCTTGTGCAGCAAACGGACGCAGAAGAATCATTGCTTGAGGATTAATCGACAGCATGGCCCGTGATTACAAACGCGAGTACGAGCAGTACCACAGCAAGCCAGATCAAAAGAAGAGACGTGCTGGGCGCAATCGTGCTCGCCGTATCATGACCATGTTGAAACGAGTTAAGAAAGGCGATGGAAAAGATGTCCATCATAAAGATGGAAACCCAACAAACAACTCGAAGAAAAACCTTAGAGTTGAAAGTAAAAAAACAAATCGTTCAAGAAAGTAAAGGAGAACATTATGAGTTTGTTTGATGAAGCTAAGAAGGCGAAGAATCCATTCGGTGAGCGTACCAAGCCTAAGTCGAATGAATCTGAGATCCCTACAATCAACCAAACGTCTCTGCTTCTGCGGGTGGTGAATGATGTGTTCGGTGAGCAGCAACTCACTGATGCACAGGTCTCAAACTGTGACGGATACCGGACTCGTCTGGCTGATTCGTCATGGCCTCTTCACAACCTCCAGGGCAACGTGACTGAGCCAACATGGGCAAACATGCTGAATGCAACCATCGCAGGCATGACGAAGACCATTCGGAACAGTCAGCCTAACGGTGACTGGAAACTGCTTGAGTTCGAGAGCAAGATTGATCACGACTCAGACAAGGTTGAGCGTCTGTTCATCGTGGTCAAGTTTGTCGATGTCGACAACAATGAGGATCTTCAGTACCGAAACGGAGCGCCTGTTGCTACCACCGTAAACGTTCAGACTAGCCCCATTCCTCAAGAGGTTGTTGATGCTCTGACCAACCGTCAGACTGATGACTCACATCTTGCAGGAATGATCGAGAAGCTCGTAGAGGCAATCGCAGCCAATACGACAACGTCTGCTACGATTCCGGCTGAGCCAGTGGCAGCATCGGGTGAGCCTGAGCCAGAGCCTGTGGTCTTCAACGACTGATACGATGCCGTTGTATCAGTTCGTCTGTCCTAACTGCGATCTGACTGTTGAGGTTTTACAGGCATTCGGAGACCCAAGCCCCCACTGTGGGGCTTGTGCTCTCGACCTGGGCACGTCAGTCGACATGAAGCGCAAGATATGCGTGACCAACTTCAGCCTCAAGGGTGAAGGCTGGGCGAGGGACAACTACGGCCTGAAGAAAAAGTAATGGGGTGAGGCGCCACTGGCAGGTGCATCGGGTTGTAATCCCGAACGTTGTTGGTTCGAGTCCAACCGCCCCGCCATCATAATTTGGAGAGATCATGGCTGATCACTCATTAGACGACATTGTCCATTCCATTCAGTCTGCCGTCATCGCAGCCACAGATATTGCCGAGCGCCATGAGCTTGACTCGATTACGAACGAGGAGTTCTGGGAGCAAAAGACTGATGATTCCGGGGAGCCACTTAATGATGAACATGGAAGGCCCATTTATGTACCTCGCATGGTCGTCATGGAAATCCCAACATGGGAAGATGGAGTACTGGTACACAAGAGAGTTCCGGTCCCCCTCCAGTCGCTCACGACGGGTCAAAGCCTGCGTGTGGATACGCTTGAAGTGGAGATGTCTGTTGAGATCTCTGGGCTTACGGCGGACAAGAAGAAAGGCAAGTTGATGGTCCGGCCTTGTGCCAACACTCCGTCATGGTTCAAAAAGCAGAACAATGCTGCTAAGGTAAAGCTGATTTTCAAGGGCAGTGAACCCCCTGAAGGTTATGCAAGAATCGATGACCAGCTAATAAAGCTGATTCCATAGGAGTAAATGATGCCAGATCAACTTGTAAAGATGTCAGACCAGTTTGGTGGTCTTCCCATGGACCAGCTTATCGGTGGCCCACTCAAGGCCGCCTGTAGCGCTCAGACGCTCCTCGCCAAGGCTTCCAGCGACTTCATCAAGGATGTCGGACTGAACGATGCCGGTGGCGGCAACATGAGCGCCCGCACAGTCGACTTCAGCTTCAACCGCCCCACCACGGCTCCTGATGGCTCTACATCACTGGAGAAGGTTGATCTACAGGTCCCACTTCTGGCGATCATCAACACGCCCTCGCTCTCTGTGAAGGAGGCTGAGGTCCGCTTCACTATGGAAGTGAAGTCATCGACATCCAGCAAGACGACATCGGACACGAAGGCTGAGCTTACTGCGCACGCCAAGTACAACGCTGGCCTGTTTAGCTGTGACGTGACCGTTCACGGCTCCGTAGCCAACCACAGCGAGAACAGCCGCAAGAGCGACAATAGCGCCAAGTACGATGTCAAAGTGGTCGCGCGTGATGACGGCCCGCCAGAGGGCCTGATGAAGGTTCTGGATATGCTCAACGACGCCATCGCGCCTACCCCTGCCGGCGCGACACCGGCTAAAAAGAGCTAAGCGACCCCCCTGCACCCCCACCCACATCGTCTAATCCCATGCCTGGGGTTGAGCATGGGCGATTCCTACCGGGTGGGGGTGCAGGGTTTATTTTGATAAAGTGATTTATGGCTCGATGTGGAAGATGCGGGTTCTTTAAGTCGTACGAAGGCGTTAGCAAACAGGCAGGCGTCTGCTTGATGTATCGAGGGCTCGACATTCCTGAGGACGCTCTGTGGGAGCATCGGAAGTGCCCTGAGTACACTCAGAAGATTCCCGACTGGACGCCTGAGCAGCACTTCGAGTTTGAAGTGAAGCGATATAGTGTTGAGCGCAGTTGGCGTGCCAATAGACGAGCGATGATCTTTTCTTCTGCGGCATTGATTGTCTCCATCGTGACGCTGATAAGTAAGCTGATTTAGCTCTTCTCAACGATCTCGAACAACTCATCAACGCGCTTTTTCATGCGCTTCATCTGACGATCAACATCGTCGCCATCGAAGTCAGCAGAGATGCTGGATGTCTTCTTCTCAATGCCTGCGAGCTTAGCCTTAAGGCCTTCAATCTCTGTTTGCATGGCAGCACACTTGGCTGCACAGGGCGGGGGCTGTTGTCCCTCGAGACCCTGGTTCTGAGACTCGATCTCCAGCTTCTTCATCTCCCGTTCGTGCTTTTGCTCAGCCCAGTCTCGGTAGAGCTTGAACGCCTTGGAGCCACCAGCCACGGCCATACCCGCTAGGGCGACGGCCACCATGGGTGCGTGTTCACCACCGAGTGCTTGGGCCGCATCAGCCGCCGCCGTGATGTCCGAGGCTACACCGAGAGTCTCTGAGAGTTCCGGCGGCTCAACGCCTACGTCAAGGTTTCTGAGGTCGGTAGTCTCGGGTAGTGAGTCGGTTGTTGTTTCTTTACTTGTCGGCATCATACTACCCGTTTGGCTTCTTCTGGTACCAACGTGTAGCTAAATGAGTTGCCCCACTTATCTCGCGCCTTGTAGCAGATGTCCATGAACTCAGCGAAGTCATCAGCGTTCGCAAACACTTGGCAGCCAGCAGACCATCGATCTACTTGCGTCGAGTGTGCCCCGGCCTTGTGAATGTTGATGCCATAGTAGCCTTCAGTAATAGACTCCACATCACAATCAATGATGTCGTCTTTATTGCTGTCACGATAAGTCTTGACCTTACCGTTCCTCTGGCAGAGCGCATCGTACTTCCCTTGGTGCTTGTCGATCTTCCACACGCCTCGATACTGACCTGGGACAAGAATGGCGGTGCCGTTGACATTCGTCGGGTTTTCAAGCCAGTAGCTACCGGGCTCAGTCGTGCAGGCCCATGACTTGTGTACCCACTGATCATCCTCGTCCTTGAAGACGCAGTGAATGACATCGTCAAAGCTGTTGGCCGTGTGGTCTGTGGACCGTACACCGATGATGTTGACGTTGTAAGCGCCAGACTCAAAGACCTTGTAGCCAAGCGACTCAGCGTAATCGAGGATCTCAGGACGCATATCAGTTACCGCTGCTACAGTTGGCGTTGGTGGCTTGGCAGATCTGGGCGATATTGACCGCTTGGTGTTGCTGGTTTTCAAGCATCTTAGAAACAATGTCTTCCATCTTATCCAGACGCTTCTCAACACCCTCAATCTTGACATCGACTACCTCTTGATGAGTCAGGCTTGTTGCCTTCTTGCTTTCAAGAACAGTCACTCGCTTGTCGAGTTCCTCTACATCCTGAGCAGCAGACTCAAGTGATGCGAACGATACACCCGCTGCGAAGATGACGGTCAGTCCGGGGACTGCAAGATCTTTGATTTCCACAGTACACCTCAGTCCTATTCAGCGGTCTCAGGACAACTATAAGACCCCAGAAGCTTGTCGGTCAACTTGGACGGTTCACATCGTTGCTTATCTGTTTCACCCGTGCGGATACACAGTGCCCACATGCATTGCAGAGACATGGGATCCCCCCCAACCTCCTTGATGCATGGAGGCGGCAGATCAGT